GAACTTTATGCTGGGAGTTATCAATGTGTTCTTGTAGTACCATAGAGAGTTGAATTCTTCAACATTTGAGTGTCCAGATGTAGAACTCTTTTCAATACTCTGCTTGGCAGCAAACAACGGATATAGCTTTGCTTTTGCTTCTGTGAACACACTCATTAGCATTCGTAAGTTCTGTGAGTTTAATTGTGACACCTGCTTCTCAGTGGCGTCAACGGGTTCTTTCTCCACCACAATTGACAATATGCAAGAAGAGTCATCTGATGATACTTTAGTTGTGGACACAACTCTCATTTCTTTGCTGGATAGAGAATATGTGTTAGATAGTACACTGCGCAATGAGCTCACTGACATTTCTTCCCACATGTAAAGAAAGCCTGAATGTAGTAAACTAGAAGTGTAATGCAGTATCCCTTGCATCATATTGGATCTGTTCTTTAGCATCCTGGATCTTGGCTCAAGCAAGTCAGAGTGACCACTGAGTCCCATATACTGATCCTTTAATTCGTTCATTCCCTCATCAAAACCTCTAGTCTCTGGATGCTGATCATACAGGTCCAGGAGCTGATGAGGTAACTCCAACTTTTTATTTGTAACCATGTTCAGAACAAACATCACTGGCTCAACGAACTCTTCTGGAAGCAATCTTGAAAGGAAGCAGCCAAAAACTGGCATCACAAATCTCTGAGCCCAAGTAGTTGCATCATCAGAATTTATGACTGTGGCAGAGGTCCTACTGGGTCTTAAGTGAGACATCATCTGCTGAAAATGCTGATCTGTTCTGTTCAGCTTCTTGTCTCCTTTCGTCAGCATCTCATTGTCCATCTCATCGCATATGGTCCTGCAGATAGTTTCAACGAAGTGTATCACAATTCTACATCTAAACTCTAAGACAAATATCTCTCTAACTCCCCCAATCTGCAGCTTCTTGAAAAGATTGCTGACAATTCCACCATAATCTCGTTTGACCTGCTTTGCTAGAGTACCAACCTGTTTCATCACTCTGTAATCCATTCCTTTTTCCATCAGATGAATGCTGGCCTCTAAACATGTAACTCTCTCATTCTCCTTAGAGTCCCTTATGTGTTCAAATCTGCTCAAATCCCCTGTCGCTGACTTCTTCATGGTTGCTAATTTCTCGATATCTCTTCCAAGGAGCTTTTCTGTGCATTTGTTAAGTATCCAAGACTTGTGTCCAGGATGTTTCTCTTCTAATTTTTGTGACAGTGTGTCTCCTATTGCACACACAAAGTCAGTATTGAATTCATGAGACTTTAAGTCTGTTGGATTGTTGGACGTTCTACCCATATTTTCCTTCTTTGCATCTCGCATTTTTAACTCTTCACTTATCACCTTTTGGAATATCTTCAGATATCCATGCATCTCTTTTGAATCTTCTTTGTTGTGCAACACTCCAAAGTAGGATAGATTCAGAGCAATCTCAAATTTCCCAACTTCTTTCCCAGTCACCCATGAGATCACTGCACAGTCCTTGTCAAGCGTCTTGTCAAACTCAGTTATGTCAAATTCATCTAAAGATGTGTACCTCTTCCCTGGCTTCATATTTGCCAGACAGTTTATGACTCTCTTCCTCATCCAGACACATAACCTACTTCGAGAAAATTCTTCCCACTTAGAAAGTATCTTCAGTGGATTGTGATTGATAAAATTGTCCATGCAAACCTCCATGTAAGCATATCTAATTTGTTGAACTTCTTTGCTTGTCTGCTCCTTGCCTTCTAACCAGAACAATAGGCTTGCATTGAAGTGCTCGTGACAATCCTCTGGAACATCTTCAAACTCTGTAGAAAGATATGTCGAGTGTAAAGACATCCACATTGCAAACAATGACATTGCTTTTTCTCTAATATACAAGTAGTGAGTGCAGGAGTGAGGATTGAGGCTCACAAACTCACTAATGTACACATCTCCGAAATCATGCATGGTCTTGAAAGGAAGATCAAATTTTTCTATCATGTCATCCTTCTTCACCAAAACCGAAAAGAATATCTGTGAATTAGGATTTGTGGGCTTTATTAACAAGTGTATTCCTAGCAATGGAAGTGATTTGAGTATGAACTCACCAGAATTGCAATACTGCTGTCTTGAAATATTCACTTCCTGAACAATATAGTCTAACTGTTCTAAGGCAACACCTAAATTGCTTCTTGAAAACCTATCAACAAAGCCTGTCGAATCATCTGTGAATTTGTTGTAAGTTGATCCCTGATTCATGATCTCTAGAGCTCTGCTGTGTAGAGATTCCAAGTCAGAGAACAGTGGAGAAAAGTCCCATTCAAGATCCTTCACTTTAAAATTCTTGACGAATCGGTCAATGTCACTAACATCGACTGATGAAGAAAAGCCCTTCGATTTCTCATCTATTAGAGATTGAACTATTGAGTCTTCTCTGTACTTTCTCGACTCAATACCAACTGTAGCCAGCTTGATCTTATCATCCTCACTTATTGTTGGCTTGACTCTGAAGTGCTTTCTGCGTCTCTTCTTTTGAATGTCATTCTTTTCAGACATTGGCTCTAGGTCTGGCAAGACTACAGTATCAGCAAATGCGTCATCGAAATTTTGACTTGCCCACTCTAGGGATGCTAACCAGAGTCTAGAATGTGCTCTTGTTGGGTTTATTCTCAATCTCATCAAGCTACTCAGCCTGTCAAAGTTGCTGAACTCGTTGGAATCTAGTTTTGATATGAAAAGAGGCAGCTGCACGCAAGCTTTTCTATCTGTTCGTGATGAGTTGTAATGATTATCGTGAATTTTCCAATACTTGCTAATCTGCTTTACACATTTCTCATCATAATCTTGTATCACTTTTTCTGGATTCTTAGCAGCTCTCATTGAATTGAGCACCTCTCTATGAGACTCTCCAGTTGCTTTGAGGAACTGTGATCTTGCAGATGCTTTGACTGCTCTGTCTGATCTAGACTGCCAGTCTCTGACGTCTTCTAGACTGATCTCCATGTCCTCAGAGGTCTTGGGCAGATGTAGCTGCTTTAAATCTGATAGTAGCTGCTTCTGATCCTCACTAAACCCATTGTCCATCTCATAAAGCCAGCCAGACTGAGTTGCTAGCGATTTTAGATTAGAACACTCTGTGTACAGTTCACTTAGATCAGGAGGAAGCTCTCTTGGATAGTTTGTCAATACGCGATCTCTAGACACTACAATGTGATAGAGACTATAAGATTTTTTACTGAGAATTGCCCTCTTCTTCACTTCTTCATTGTACAAGTCAATGACTTCCTGACTACGAGACCTCATCATGTCATTGAAGTAACAAGTCTTGAGCTCAACGACTTCAATTCCTTCATCTGTCTTTCTTATGAGATCTGGAGTGAGATAGTCTGATGGTTCATCAAGTCTGAAAATGGTGGTCAATCTGACGTCAGACTTCTCATTGGGAAAGATATGTTCGAACAAGACTTCATGTGGCATTCTAGAGAATACTTCATCAGGTATTTCGTAATGGCTATCAGTAGTCATGTACTCTTGAAGAAACCTGACTATAGACTGATGAGGAGTCCAGTTGGTCTGCATGTGAACACTTCCATCAGGAAAAGTATAAGTTGCTGCGAGATTGGCCTGGTCTTGCATGATTCTTTCTTTTCTTTCTTATTAAGTTTGTCAAAAACGTG